CGATGTCCATAGTGGGATCGATGGCCGACGTGATCGTCTGCTTGGCAGGCTTATCGAGGGCCTGGAGGCCGCTCTTAACCGCCTTGGCTATGCCGCCTGCTTGCATCTTTTTAACCTTCCCGCCCTTCTTGTAACCAGCCTTTTGAAGCTTAGTCAGTAGCTCTTCGGACAAAAACTGGGATGGCGCGTAGCCTCGAGTCCAATCCATGTACCCAGGCTGCCGACCCTTCTCAGTAAGGACCTTGTTGATGTAGTCCTCCATCAGCAATTCTCGTGGCGCAGGTATGAAGCTGACGCCAAGGTCCTCGCCCTTAAGGATGGTCGGGAAGGCTGGGTGAAGATCGGGCCTTTCCATCATCTCGCCGCTAAGCTGAAAGAGGCGGTTGCCAAGCGAACCCGTCGGCACTTCCAAGAGCGCCGGATCTGTCGTGCGCTGAATGATCCGATCGTAGTCAAAGATCTGGCCCTTCTTACCGCCAACGCCGATACCGCCCATAACGTCAGCAGCGGCTGCGCGTTTGTCGAAGGTGTCGACAAGCTTGCGGAACTTCCTGGGGTTCGTAATGTCGACGTCGGCCGGGAATAGGTTGTTGCCCTCCTTATCGACCACCGATGCAAGCTTTGCGTTCAGGGTGTCCTTGAGTTCGGGCGTGAGCTTTTCTTGCTTGACGCCGCCCATAAACTCCTTGTAAAGGCGGTCGAATACCATCTGGTTTGACTTGTGCTGGGTCGGCGTCCCTAGCATGGTCGTCCAGATCGCTTGGCCTTCAGGAACGCGGCGATTGGACCCTATGATGGTCTGCCCCACTCCAGGCGTCTTAACGCCCCAGGTTGCACCGGCATAACGCGGGTCGGTAAGCTGAATGCCTGAGAATCCCGGACCGCCAAGAAAGCCCTCTCCGACTTTAGTTCTATCGGCCTGGGTGATCATCAGCGTCTTGCCTTCGTGCTTACCCAAAGCTTCGGACGGCAGGATGAGACCGGTCTCGGTGATCTCCAGGATTCTCTTCTCGATGTCCTTGGGCATTTCCATGTTCAAGCCAGACTTGCCCTGAAAGCTTTGACCAGGAAGGGCCTTAAAGGCCTTCCCGGCGGCCTTCTTGGCCAAGCCACCGTCTGCCATGCTTACGAGGCCGCCTCGAGCGCCGCCCTGGTAATTACCTGGATCGTCCGGCTTGGCTGTGGGTACGATCGGCGTCGTTAAGTCGACCGTGGTAGTTGCTGGGTCGGTAACCGCTGGGCTGGTAACCGTCGGACTGGTCGTCGTAGATCCCGCAGGAGGGACGTAGGTCGACAGCTTGGGTGCCAGGGCATTCAGGCGTGCGATTTTAGCGGCTGCCAACTGGTTTTGCCGTTGCAGGCGGAGCGCGTCTTGATTGGCAAACTGAGCGGCTCGGTTTTTAGCCATCAGGCTCGAAGCTGCATCCCTCGCTACGGACTGCTGTCTCATTTGGCCCAGGCCGGTCGCTATGGGATTGATACCCCTGTAAGGAACGCCGCCAGCAGCCATGCCGGGAGTATTGCGCCAATTCTCCCCTCCGGTCCCATCGTCGTTGCTCGAGCCGTCTACCAAACCGCCGCGTGCAAAGCCACGGCCAGACATGTCCTGGGCTACGCTCGGATCGTAGATTGCATACGCCTTGCCCGTTGCGTTGGGCATTTGAGTACCAGCAAAGCCAGCGTCGAGGATCTCCTGGCGGATCATGTCCTTACCGATCCCAGACTTGACCATGGCCTGCCTGCGCAGCATGTCGTAGTAGTCAAGGCCTTCCATTTGACCTTGGGGCGTGTCGTACATCTTGTCGAACATCAGCATCCGGTTGCGATCAACGTCGACGGGCGTGACGTTGGCTCCAGGCTGATTGCCGGTGAACTTGTTGGCGTACCGGGGAAGCTCTGCCGTGTAAAAGGCGCGACCCATCGAGGCGTGGGGATCTGCCCTCATGATGTCGAACTTGCCCTCGATCGGGACACGCTGGCCAGAGTAGACGCGCATAAAGTCGGGCTCGGGCCCCTTGAGTACCTCGGCTACCGGCTTGGGCGCCTTGGGCATCATGGACTCGACCTTCTGCATGTTGTTTAGCCTGCCTGCCATCTTTTGCAGTGCGGCATTGGTCCCAGCCCCTCCGGCCATCGATGCAGGGACTGACCCGAAGGTCTGGCCCATCTGGGCTGTATGAGCGCGGTCAGGCTGCGTTAAAGGGTTCGGGGTCATGCCTCGTAGGGCGTGGCTCATTTCTTCGCTTGTAGGCCCTTGTAGGCCCCTTGCAAGCATGGCTGGCATGAAGCCTGCCGTCTTGATGTTGCTCAGCGCCTGGGTAAGGTCGCCTGCCGTACCCAAGCCTTCTGCCAGGGCGCCTCGTACCGCACCGCGGCCCATGTCGGCTAGGCCTTGCAGGGCCTGGGGAATGAACGTCGGATTCTTCTGGGCGCGTGGGTTTGGCATGGTGGTCCCTAAACCGCGTAAGGATTGACCCGCCGAGGCCGGTCCTCGGGGTATTGGCCGTCATTATCCGGCGGCGGAGGATCAATGACAAGCCATCCCATGTCTCGCAGCACGCGCAGGGCCTGGGACGTTGTATCCACGAGGTCGTCATGCCTGACCTCAGGGAAGGCGCAAAGCTGATTGACGAGGGGCTCAGCCCATGACCTGGGGTGGCCTTCGTTCTTCGTGCTCTCCGGAATATACACCCGTCCGGCCTTGATCAGTGGGGCGATCAGGTTGACCCGCTGGACCTTGTCCGCTCCGCCGGGATTGTATGACCGACAGGGTATGTGGGCACGCCCCAGGTCCTGGAGGAGGGAGATGCCGGAGGACTTGTCTTCAACCAGAACCATGTCAGTCTTCTTGCCCCGTCCGAATTCATTGGGGTCGCCATAAACCGTGCCGAAGTCTTCAATTACCTTCTCCTTCAGGTCAGGATATTGCAAGTGCTCCTCCCAGCAATCGATCAGCATGGCGCAAAAGCCTTTGTCTTCGCTGGGCTTGAAGATCCCCCATACGCTACAGGCTGAGGGGTCGTTGATGGTCCTTTCGGTATAGGCGCCGTCGTAGGACTGGACCACGAACTCGAAGCGCGGAAAGGGCTTCTCTGAGGGCCATAGCTTGATCCAGGCGCGTTTGATGATCCCAGCCTCTTCAGGGTCGATGATCTCGGCATGGATCTCCTGGCGGCCCAGGGAAGTGCCCTCGTACTGCAAGATCTGGTTTTTGAACGTCCCGGCAAGGTTGGCAAGGTTGTCGTAGGTCGAAGCCTGCGTGACGACGACGTCCTCGCCGTCTCGGTTCAGCAGGTCGATGATCAGCGGCTTAGGCTTTGGCGTGGTGGTAACAACAATCCGCGGCTTATCACCCAAGCGAACCGAGAACATGATCTGGTCCCAGGCTGCATCCAGATATTCCCAAGCTGCCAACTCGTCGCACCAAGCATGGTGCCATTGCGGACCCCGGAAGCGCTCAGGCTCCGAGGCCGGTATGCCCTTGATCAGTGAGCCGTTCGTAAGGACGATCTCGTGCAGGCTCCTGGTGTACTTGACCCTGATCTCCTCCGGCATGCAGTTAAGTAGGCCTGACTCGCCTTCGATCATCGTGTCGCGGATGTCGGCCGAGGTAGGGCCCGAGATCAAGATGCGGATGTTGGGCGTCGTCCAGGCTGTATGCCAAACGTCCTCAGCGGCTGTCCTGGTCTTGCCTGCGCCCCTGCCTGCAAGTAAGAGCCATGTCGTCCACCAATTGCCCTTAGGTGGGATCTGGTGCTTATGCGCCCTCATGAGCCATTTCATCCGGGCTCTGAAGGCTGCCGCTGCTTCCGGGGGTAGCTTCTTCAGCACCTCCTGGTGCAGGGCAAGCTTGGCTTCAATCCGCTTGCTTTGACTTGCTGTCAGCATTCTGGCGGATGCCGGTCAATTCATCGATCAGGGATTGTGCGACGTCCATCACCATGTCTACTTGTACGGGGCCTTCATCCTTGCCGGTGATCTCGTGCTTAGTCCGGTCGGTGTAGTCCTTGGGGAATCTTGCGGCCATCGAGCGGGACCAGAGCGAGGTGTTCAGGGTCACGCCGTCCTTAGTCTGCTTCAGGTGATCCTGGGCTATGTCCTCCCACCACTGGAGGGCTAGTTCCTCTGAAAGGGCCAAGGCGTTAAAAAACTCTTCATGCTTTTGCGCCCAGCCCCACATAGTCACCCTAGTGACACCTATGGTCGCGGCGATCTGCGCCTTGCTTTTCCCCTCTCTACCCATAGCGATAACCAGTTCGCAATATTTGGGGTCGTAGTCGGTTGGTCTTCCTCCGGCCATTCTGATTTTCCTTCAAAAATCAAGCACTTACCTTTAGGATACACGAAAAAAACCCCCTATGGAAGGGGGTAACGTCGTGAGGGGAAGGACCCACAACCAGGAGACACACAGAAAACGCCCCTATTGTACCTCCGCTTCGGGCTGCTTGTACATCCTCATCCTAATCAAGTCCGACACGCCGAACATGCCCACTGGCTCGGCCAGGGTTGCGCAGACTTCCCGCTCCTCGTCGAGTAGCTGCTGAACATAGGCGGTTAGCTTGTCGATGTTGAAGGCGTACTGCTTACCCTTGATCTGCTTGCTCTTCAGGGTTGCGATGATCTGATCTCTTAGCTCTTCGTTCATGCTTCTTCCTTTACTTTGGGTGATCGTTCTTCGGTCCAGAATTCCTCCTCGCACTGCTTGCATTTGTGTCGGCGCTCTACGAAGTAATAATGCCTTTCGGGGTTCCAGAATGTTCGGGTCTCGAGAATCTTGGTCTTATACCCCTGACCCTTTGGGGTTCGGCAGTAGGGGCAGATCATGTTCACCCCTTCGGTGGTTCGTAGTTCATTGTCACCTCTGCGGGTTAAAGCCAAGCCGACGCATCCCCAACTCGATGAGCATTGCGGCGTCCTCAAGGCGATTTTGACTGCTGCTCATGCCGGTCTGCCATTCGCCGCCTACGCGTTTGCCGACAATAGCCACCGTGACGACCTCCCCGGACTTGGCGTCTTCCAGCCACTGCTCCAGCATGTTTATGACATCAGAGTTGTCAGGGGTTGTAGCCTTGATGAACGGTTTGATGTTGCCTGTCATGTTTAACTCCTTGCACGTATAGCGGCGGCGTATGTTGGCCATTCAATCAGTGTGTTTTTGTTCTCACACGTCTTCGCACACGCTTCACGCTCGGAAGCAACAAGTGCCTTCAAACCTTCTCGGATTTGTAGATGCGTTAGCGTCAACAAGTCGCGGTCGCCATATTGATTGCCGTGGCGATCTACCAATCTCATTGCCAGTGCGTAACGTTCAACCAAGGTCATGATGTCCTCGCGGTTCATCCTTCCACCCTTTCATAAGTCATCTCAAAGATGTCTGGCTTGCATGGGTAGTGCTCACCCTTCACGCCGGTGATGATCCAGTCGCCAGTGGTGACCTCCATCGGCCCTTCAAGCGTTGGTATGTACGCTGAAAAATTGTTGGCTGTGGAACCTTTCCGCAGTTTTACATGCGGGTGGTCACCTTCTTTGAACCATTGTGTGGCTTCAATGACCACGGGCTTTTTTCTGAATTTCATTTATTTCCCCTTGCGTTTTTAATACGCTCTTCGATCTGCCAGTCCAACTCTTTCAGCAGGTCCTCGATCGTGTCACCATGGCCGGTCGCATATCCGCGGCTGATCATCCACTTGGCCACCTTCTCCCGGTTGACAATCATCGCAACCGCGGCCCAGGTCTGAGCATCGTCCGCCTCGAGCTTGTCCATCAGGCCCGTGCTTTCCAGGTACGACTTTGGCTTTTGGTGCATGTTGTGGTCGCCGCTCATGCCTGACGCTCCTTGATCATTTTTTTAATACGCTCAGCTTCCGTTTTTGGGATCTGTGCCGTGTCGATAATCCTGCATACCGAGTCCCTTTCCATGCTCAGCAGCAGGTTTGCAAACCGATCGAGGTCTTGCAGGTAGGCCATGTATGCCACGTCCTCGATCGTGTCTTTAAGGCCTGCCTCCAAGGCTAGGTGCCGCAGTCTTTTATCGTCCATCGTCGATCTCCACGGTGATTTTGTACTTGCGGCCATTCTCACCCTGGACGCGAACGATCTTCTTAGAACTTAGGTATGCACCCTCCGGCGTAAGGTCCAACTCGATACCCGAAGGGTCCTTCATGAGCCCGTTCGGGTCCCTTTCCAGGGACTCAAAAACGAGCGCGGCAATGTAGTCGCAGTAGATCATTATTCTCCCCACCCAAACTTTCCAGCGCATACGGGGCCAATACCAAGGTCGATAGATTCCTGATTGCTAAGTTCGCGTCCGCAAGCGCTGCAAGATCCAAACTTTTTACCGTAAGCGATAGCAGCAGACTTAGGGTCATGGGCTGCGTCAACAATGCGCTGCTCTTGTTCGGCGCTACAGTCACGCGACCGAAAAAGCTTGCCATTCAGCACCTTGCCCAGGTAGGTCTCACCCTCCTTGATATAAACGGCTCCAGCATTTGCGCTATTAGCCCCAGCAGGCGAGAAGATAAAGGTATCGAGGCGTAGCCTGGGCCACTTGATCCCCGCGTCCCTAGCGGCCTTAAAAGCTACCTCAATGGCTTCGACGGTAACTTCTTTGGCTTGTGCCTTAGCTACAACGCGATCGGCCTCCCATTTTGCCTTACGCTCAGCAGAACCGACGGCACACTTGGTAGCGGCGGCCAACTGCTTCTCGGTCAGCTTGCCCCACTTCTTAACGGCCTCGAGCATAGACTTGGCAAACTCGAAGCGACTGGCCTGCTCGTTCATCCACTGCCATACAAGCGGGTTTTCCTTAGCAAAGGCCTCAAGGGTTTGCTGCTGCTTGCGCTCGGCACGGGCCACGGCCTTCTGACGACGGGCGTCGCGCTCCGACTTTGTGAACTTAAATACGCGATAACCGACGCCTTTGCAAAGGGTACAACGACGATCGCCCGTCCAGTCGCCATAGCCAGTCCAAATGCCAGTACCCGAGCACTTGCCGCAAGTCTCGCGAATTTCGGTATTCGCAACAATCGGGGGCGCGTTAAATATTGCGTCGAGGTCGTCTTTAAGGTCGATCATCTTAGTTCTCCTGTTTCTCACAGCAAAATTGCTGTATGCGTATTAGAACTGCTTTTTATCCACTTGTCAACAAGAGGCCGCAGCCCCGATTATTAGAATGAAAAATCGTGGTACTTCTCGCGCTCACCGAGGCGAAGGCCGCAGCCCTCCGACTTAACGAGGCGTTTGGTCTCGGGATTCACGAAGTGCTGGACCCACTGG